TTAGTTCGTAATTCTTTTTTAGTATCTATGTCATATTGAACAGCTTCTTCCCCATAGTGCCTCGCACCAGTAGGAGTTAAAGCTAAATCTCTGGTATCAGAATGTTCAATTAAACGAACCATAACAATAACATCAATTAATTTTTTATTAGTTGTGTCTAAACCATCACTAGTTAAAAAGTGTAAATCAAATTTAATGTTATACCCAATGAAGGTATCCAAAGAATTTAAATAAGTAATAAGTTCTTTGAGGTAATCAGGGTCAAGGTTCTCTCCTTGATGATGTCTAAAAGGATAGTATTGTAATAATCCATTAGATTTAGGTTCTCCTACCCCAACACCACAAATTTGATTTGAGTTATAAGAATCTAATCCATTAGTTTCTACATCTAAAACAATGGATTTGTGAGGGTCTATAACCGTTTTTAGGGTTTGTAAATCTTTATTAAAGGTTTGGTTTGTTACTATTGTCATAAAATTCATCACTTATAATATCTACTTTAATTCCTGCTGTAGACAAGATACTCATTGCTGTGGGTTGTATATAAACAACATTGGAAACAATTCTTCTAATACTACTATTAGCTATCATTTTAGCACAAGTGGTGCATGGAGTAACAGTTAAATAAGCGGTTAGGTAATCATTAGACCTAAGTTGTAATAAAGCGTTTTGTTCAGCGTGAACTGCTAAGCACTTGTCCAACGACTCTCCTGAAGGTTCGTTTGCCCCTTCGCATGGATTGTCTAAGCAATGAGGGAAGTGTGTGGGAACTCCATTATAACCTGTGGCTACGATATGGTTTTTAGAATCCACCAACACACACCCTACTTTTCTTCTTCTACAGGTTGCCCGCTCTGCCACTAAGCTAGACATCTGCAAAAAGTAGTTATCTACATCTAATCTAGAATAATGTGTTTTCGTCATTGCTAGAAGAACCTTCTTGTTTAGCAATAACTGCTTCACCATAACGTTCAAAGAAATAGTCTTTAATAGGTTCTAAATCTCCAAACTCTTTTTGCTTATCTTCTGGAATTTCATCATTTTTAGGTGTTGATTGAATGGTATAAGAGGTATCGTACGCACCCGTTCCAGTTCTTTTTATTTTTATAACACCTTTATTAAGTCCACTCCAGTCACTATATATATCAACTAATTGATTCCAAACATAGTCTCCACGACCAAACGATAAAGAAACAATCCTAAAGTCATTAACTATTTCATTGTACATTCTTCGCCCACCGGGGCCTTCTATTATCTCCCACTCATCATTTCGTTTTTCCATATGAATGATATTATAGATATATGCCCAAAACGCAAACTTATGTGATGGTCTTACATCTTCGGGGACACCACTTGAATCTACACGGTCATCCTTAAGAAGGTTTGTCCACCTGTTTCCATCTCGAAAAGTATATAAATACAGTTCATCTAATAGTTTGTCGTTCTCATCCCCAGTCGCAACGGAACTTAAGAAAATCTGGTCTCCGTCTTTTAACCAAACTTCTTTACCCCGTTCATTACTAGGTAAACCACCATTTCTGGTATCTTTAAAATCTTCTCTTAATTCCTGAATTCTGCTTATACCGCTCATTTGAGCCTCCTTCGGTTTTTTATTTCTTTGTTTATAGTTTCTCTTTTCCATCTTTTTAAATCATCACATTTTCGTTCTAAATCTATAACACGTAATTCTAATTCTTCTATTGTCATGGACATTTATTTACCTTCTTTCTTTTTACCAAATACTTTTGTTTTGGATTACTTTAAATAATTCATTTGAATTTCTTATTTCCTGAAAATCTTTATATCTTTTTGGAAATTTAATATATGATAGCATAAACCTATTATTCATGTCAATGGTTGCCTTACGTATACCTCTTCTACCAGCCTCATCTGCATCTAAACATAAAACTACCTCACTGGGGTTATACGTACCGATTAAATTTATTTGTGTTTGTGATACTGATGCTCCTAATACTGCAACGCCTGAATAACCGTGTTGGTCTAACCACATTGCATCTAAAGCCCCCTCAACAACAAATAATGTATCTACTTCTGTTAAATATTTTGAACCAAAAAGAGTTTTTGATTTTTGAAACCCCTTAGAAAAAAGATATTTAGGTGTAGCTTGTATTCTTCTAGTAATCCAACCAAGGGTAGTTTCATCGTTTTCTACTGGAATTACTAAATCACCATAAATATTTTCTTTACAGTCCCAACGTTTTAACGTTTCGGTAGTAAAACCACGTTTAAATATCCAATGGTCATTTTTAAGTGGGGTTAATTCTCCATTATAACTAGGTTCTATCTCTTCTTCATTTTCTATACTATCTTGTGCAAATGAGTTAAAGTCAAAATCAAATCCTAAATCAGGTGACTCAAATTCCTCTTGTATTTTACTCCAAGATTTACCCGACAGTTTCCAGATAAAGGATTTTAAACTACCTTGTCCACACCCAGCAAAACATATCCATACTCCCTGTTCAATATTAATAGAACAAGATTGTCTAGTATCATCATGAAAGGGGCATAAAATATTGAACTGCTCTGTGTGAGGAACATCAACCCCATATTTATTCAATATAGAGTACCAGTCCATTATCTATCCTTTTTATTTCTTCGCAAGAAAATGACTACTTCATTAGCGTAACCTTTAGAATCTATAGCAGTTCCTGATATTATATCACCAACAGTAATATTTATAGAGGACTTACTTTTCCCTTTACTTTTAAGGGTTTTAACGACTATTTCGTTTTCCTTATGTTTGCGTTCTATTTCGGTTTCGCCAAACCAACTAAAAATTCCCATAACTAACTCCTTAGTACTTTTTAAAACTCATCTTTATCATAAATGTCATAATCTGGTAATTCTATAATATCACCATTATCTACGTTCCATTGCATAACTGTCAAGTCTCTAGGTAATTGACCATCTCTATATTTCTGAAACTGAACCATACGTTTATCATCTGCATTTTCTAAAGCACACATAGCCATAGCTACATCTGCAGCTCTAATTAAAGCGTCTCCAAACGCTACTTGGTCTGCTCTTGGGGGAGTAAACATATTGGAAGCTTCCCTAGTTGCTTGTGTAGTAACCATAATTGGTAAACCCATTGAAGTAGCTAAATTTTTTAACCCATAAAATAAACTATGGGATTGTTCCCAAATAGCTTTTTTTGCATCTCCTGAAGTTACAAGATAAACCCCATCAATAACAACAAACTCTGGTTGATGTTTTCTGATTAAAGAAGCTATGGCTTCAGTTGATATACCTACTTGTCCAGAAATATGGTCACATACTAATAAAGATTGTGAATTAGCTTCCTGTAAAAATTTTGCGTAATTATCCTCGTCTATTTTATCTCCCCTTCTTAAAGCAGTATGAGATAAATCATAACCCATCATCTTACCTAGTACCACATCTAATCTCATTTTCATTTGGTAATCAGGCATTTCAGTTGAAATTAATAGTGTTCTGAAGCCCTCTTTGATGGCTACAGCAGCTGAATGAACACACATCCATGTTTTACCAATAGTGGGTCTAGCAAACATGGCAACTAACTCCCCAGACATCCATCCTACACCTGTTGAATTAATAGTTTGAAAGCTGGTTGGTATGCCCATTAAACCATCTCCCATCTTTCTTTTCTCAGCTCTTTTCTTATATTCATCTAGTCTGTCTAATTCACCTGTATCATACGCTTGAACATCTTCATCATAATCAACCTCAATGTCAGTAAGACCCACCATAATATTTGAAATTGTTTGTTTTGGATTATCCTTAACTAAATCAGCCTGTCCCCGCACAACTTTTGTGACTTTTCTAGTTAATACTTGGTCTTTAAATGTTTTTACAGCGTAATCAAAATTAACAGATTGTGCTGTTTTATCAAGTGTGGGGAAATTCTCAGACAAAACATCGAATGAGGGGAATTCACCGTATTGGTCGAAATGCTTAACAATAAATTTGTAAGCATCCCCATGTTTTGCAAAATCTTTAACAGAAAATTTAAAATCTTTTAGATTATATTTATTGTCTAAGTTTGCTATAATTGCTGACTCTATAAACTCATAACTTGGCATTAAGCTTGTCTCCTATTTTTATGGTACAAAATTCTACTCGAATCACTATGTACGTAATAGTCTATATCAGATGCTGGCATAATGTCAACTTTTTCTTTAGCTTCACGATATGTAACGTAATCCCCAACTACCCATACATGTTTTGAGTTCTCAACAGCAATAACTCGAAATTTTCCTTCTTCTGCATTACGTTGTCTTACGTCATTAAAGTCAATCAAATTTTTTTGTATTAGTTTTCCTTTTCTGTGGTGTGCTTGTCGTTTTGGCATCTGCCCACTCCTTCAACTCTTTATATATTTCTTTTATCTTTAATCTATGTGAAGCTTTCGGCAACCATGTTGCGTCTAAAAAAAGATATTGTTTCCACAACCTGCGAATTTTTTTATCTCCATATTGTTCAACAGACCAAAATATATTAGGATTATAAGAAGTAAGATAATATTTA